ATAAAGGTGAACTGATTCATACCTTCGGTGAGAGATTGACCGGTGCTGCATTATTGGATGCATTTTCAAGATCTGGAAGTTAAAATTATGAGCAATTTCGATAAAAACTTTTTACCGTTTTGGTTTGCAGCTGCATTTGGATTTTTAATGTTATTATCTAGTGAAATTAAAGCATTAAATTACGATACAGTAATAACAGAAGATGAATATTGTATGGCACTCAACATATATCACGAAGCAAGGTCAGAAAATATGGCTGGACAATTTGCTGTTGCTGATGTAGTTTTAAATAGAGTAAACCATAGAAATTATCCGGATAGTGTTTGCGGCGTCATACGACAGGCAGAACTTTCAGAATGGTGGTTAACCCAAGGAAAGGAAGTGCCTGTAAGAGATAAATGTCAATTCAGTTGGTTTTGTGACGGATTAAAAGATGAACCGATGGACGGAGACGCTTGGGCAAATTCATTACTTATCGCCACACAGGTTTTAAGACAAGGATTATATACAGGACTGACTGAAGGTTCCACACATTATCATGCAGATTATATTACACCTTTTTGGGCTCCAACTTTACATCAAGTAGGAACAATTGGTTCTCACATTTTCTATCGTGCAGACTAAATAAATAATACCATATAATTAAATATGGAGTATATTATGAAGGTTGCTGGTGTGGATTACAGTTTAAGTAGTCCAGCAATTTGTGTACACGAAGGTGAGGAATGGGATTATAATAATTGTACTTTTTACTATTACGTAAAACAAAAGAAATTATTAATTGGAGAAAATGGTCAATATAATGCGACCATGTATCCCGACAACTGGTTTAACGACCAGGAAAGATATGACATTATTGGTTCATGGTCACAAGCTAAATGTTTTGAGTGTGACTTTGTTGGAATTGAAGGATACGCATTTGGTGCTGTAGGCCGAGTATTTCAAATTGCAGAGAACTGTGGTTTATTTAAACATAAACTATGGGAAAGGGAAATACCTTACGATGTTTACCCACCGACAATGATTAAAAAATTTGGTTGTGGTAAAGGTAACGCGAACAAAGAGATGATGATACAAGCCTTTGAAGCAGAAACAGGGGTTGACATTCGCGCTAGATGTGGTATAATGACTAATAGCTGGAACCCTATTACAGATATAGTAGATGCATATTATATTTGCAAATATGGTTTCACACAATATAACGAGGAAAAAGATGATAGTAATATTTAACGGACCACCAGCTTCAGGTAAAGATGAGGCAGCTAGTTTATATAAAGAAAAGTTTGGTTTCGGAAATCTGTCTTTTAAACATCAGCTCTTTAAGGAAACAATTGCACATTTTGGTGTAGACAAAGAGTGGTTCATGGAAGGCTATGACGACAGAGAGCGTAAAGAGATTAAAGAATTTGCTTTGAAAAACTATTCTCGTAGAGAAGCAATGATTCACGTTTCAGAAGATATTATTAAACCTAAAAATGGTAAATCATTCTTTGGTTGGAAAGTAGCTAAGGAAATCGAAGAAGGTAATAACTATGCATTGGCTGACGGCGGATTCGTTGAAGAATTGGAACCTATTATTGAAAAGGTAGGTGCTGAAAATGTTGTCATTGTTCAATTAACAAGAGAAGGACATGATTATTCCACTGATTCACGTAGATACTTTAATGGTAATTTATATAAAGAGTTTACAATTGGTGAAGCTACAAAAATTGACAAAGCTTACATGTTAAAAGAAGAATTAAATATTAAAACCTACAGAGTTCATAATAATGGCTCAGTTAGGGCTTTCCATAATATACTAGAAACAATTCATAATGAGCTAGTTTCAGAATAAGGTAATTTTTTATTATGATAGGATTAGCTGACAAGCTAAAGAACATTTCAAAGCCTAATATAATTAATCTCAAAGAATGTAGAGACCGTAGGGACTATACAAGAGAAGAATTTGCGCTAATGGATGTACATGATATTAAGGTACATTCATATGATAGATACGAAGAAGGCAAATCAATAAAATTTGTCGGTGATGCACATGCTTGTGCTACCACTACAAAAGGTGTCACTTCCTCACATCTGCTAACCATTAAATGGTGGTATGAAAACACAGATGAGGAATATGGAATATTTTTTGAAGATGATTTGGATTATGGTACAGTAAGACAATGGAATTTTACACTACAAGAATTTATTGAAAAGTGTAATAAATGGGACTGGGGCGCATTGCATTTGTGTAATGTGTTTGAATATCCTTACGATGTAAACAATGAATATATCCCAATGGTTCCTCGTATGAGACAAATGTGGGACCATGGTTTACAGGCATATATAATGAAACGAGAATATGCAAAGAACATTATAGATTACTATTTCGACGATTTTGGAAAGGGTAATATCCATTATCGTATGCCATTAGGTAGTCCAGTCACGACAGAAAACAATTTACTGCACGGTTTTGGTTTGGTTATAACCTTTCCATTATTTAATCACAACGTGCAAGATTTTCGTTCAAAGAATATATATTATTATAATGAACAAGCAAAATCAGCCTTTTACTCTTACGAATTTTTAAAGGATTGGTGGGAAACAAAAGGTGCGTGGTTATCATTAGATGGGATATTTGATAATGCACGAGAACCAGATAAGATTTACGGAGAATTAAACTATGATTAATAATGGAGAAATAAAATGAGCGTTGTATATAAAGGCGAAATAATTGACACTGATTTGTCAAAAGATTCAAAAGGTGGAACAGAAATGATGAGGCAACGCCTTGTCGATAATTGCGATGCAGAATTGCTATCAAAGGTTGCTGTACACTTATCAAGACCTAGAGAACTATATGAAGATGTTCCAAATATTCTATGGTGTCACGACCTAGCGGTTGACCCAGAAAACAGAGTATTGAATGATGGTGGTTGGGAGAAATTCGACCATTTTATATTCGTGACATCATGGCAGAGAGACCAGTACATAGTACGATTTGGTATGCCTTATTCAAAATGTTCAGTTATTCATAACGCGGTAGAAAAAGAATATAAACCTGTGACAATGTCTACAGATAAAATTAGATTTGTTTATCACACGACACCGCATAGAGGTTTGGAATTATTGGTTCCAGTATTTGATGCACTTTCAAAAGAATTTGATAATATTCATTTAGATGTATATTCAGGGTTTGACATTTATGGCTGGCCTCAACGTGATGAAGCGTATAAAGGATTATATGCAAGTATCGAGGCACATCCTCAGATGACATATCACGGTGTTAAAAGTAATGACGAGGTATTAGCTGCATTACAGGAATCACACATTTTCCTATACCCAAATACATGGCCTGAAACATCGTGTATTGCACTTATTGAGGCTATTAAAAGCCAATGTATTTGTATTCACCCAAACTTTGCAGCGTTGCCAGAGACAGCAGCGAACGCAACAATTATGTATGATTATATCGAAGACCCACAAAAACATGCTAACTATGCCTTTGTCGTAACAAGACAAATTCTACAACACATGCAAAAGGACGAAAACTATTTTAATGGTTTTACTTATTCCGATAGGTTTAATCTTGCAAGAAATAACATTCCATCTTTTGTAAACATGTGGAATGCAGCTTTAAGGAGTGTAATAGAAAATGTCGAAAAGCAAGGACAAGGATAATATCCTTCAATTTCCCAATTATGGATTGCAAAATCCTCCAATGTCACCTGAATCAATTCAAGACAAATTATTGGCGTATAAGGAAAGCTATTCATCAGAACTATCTGAAATTATTTGGCAGAATGTTCTAGGGGAAATGGACCGAGCAGGTTGTGATTTCGATACAGATATAGAAAAATACTTTTCAAGTATGGTTCTGGTATATGAAGCCATTAAGGCATTACACCTTCTGTCACTTGATGTTAACCACCCTCTGCACCAGTTTGCTGAAGAGAATGTAATGACAGAACAGACAGAGCCAGGCGTTATGCAAGGTGGTTTTGGAAAAGATTTCGATCTAGGGGTTGACTTTGACCCAGAAATGGATTAAAATATACCATATAAAATAAAATTGGACTTAAATTATGATATTAGTTGATTACAACCAGGTGATGCTGGCCTCGCTCTTCGCGAGTATCGGTAACCACCACAATGTGGAATTAGACGAAAACCTACTTCGTCACATGTTCTTAAACAGTATTCGTTTTAACAGGAAAAAGTTCACCGAGGAATTTGGTGAGATTGTTCTTTGTGTGGATACAAGAGACGTATGGCGTAGAGATTACTTTCCATACTATAAAGCAAATCGTAAAAAGAATCGTGATGATTCTGATTTGGATTGGCCAAAGCTCTTTGAAGTAATTGGTCAGATTAGAGAAGAGATCGAAGAGTTTTTCCCTTATAAGGTTATTCAGGTAGACAGATGTGAGGCTGACGATATTATCGCAACAGTCGTGCATGAATGTGGAACTGTAATGAATACTGGTGCTGAAAAGATTCTTATTCTTTCTGGTGATAAAGACTTTATTCAATTACATACATACGCAAATGTTTCTCAATATAATCCAGTTCTTAAGAAATGGGTAAGACATCCAGCTCCAGATAAATATATTCAGGAACATATTTTAAAAGGTGATGTTGGTGACGGAGTTCCCAATGTGTTAAGTGCTGATAATTGTTTGGCAGTTGGACAGAGACAAAGTCCAATGACCAAGAAAAGATTACAGATTTTAACAGAGACGCCTGAAAATATGGACGAGGAAACAAAACTTAGGTTTAATCGTAATAAACAAATGATTGACCTATCAATGATTCCAGAACAATACACAAAACAAATTCTAGAAGAATTTAACAAAGAGAAAGAAGTAGGTCGTGAAAAACTATTTAACTTCTTTGTCAAAATGAAATTGAAAAATTTGATTACAGATATACAGGATTTTTAAATTATGGCTATTAAATTATCAATGGCAGAGGTCGTTAACAAGATCTCATCTACAAAAACCAAAGCGGGTAAAATTGCTCTTTTAAAAGAACATGATAACCCAGCCCTCAGAACGGTATTAAGACTTATCTATGATAAAGAAATTGAGTTTCTAGTACCTGATACTGCCCCGCCGTGGAAGTATAACAAACATACCGATGCACAGACTATGCTTTATAGAGAAGCTCGTCGACTCAAAATCTTTATTAAAGGTGGTGGGTATGATGACCTCAACCAAATAAAGCGTGAAGGTCTTTTTATCGGTCTCTTGGAAGATATCGAAAATGCAGACGCCGATTTACTGGCGAAACATATGATATCCCACACTCCCTGCAAAGGACTTACAGCTAAGACGCTAGAGGAAGCCTATCCAGGCATCTTTACTAGCCCAATGGATATGCGATAAGGAAGTTATGAAGTGGCCAAGCGAATTAGGGAAACTCCTAAATCGGAAGAATGGGAAAACGTAAAGGCTGACGAAAAACGCCGACGTGAACAAAGAAACAAAAAGTTCAAATCCAAAAGAAAACGCAGACTTAAAGAAAAATACGGGTTATAGCGTGTTGACATTTCATACAAGGTGTGTTATAATATACACTTAATATGGAAAAAGGAGAAAAAATGACGGATATTAGAAGTGAAAAATTAATCCTTGTCGATTGTGACGGGGTCTTATTGGATTGGAAGTATGCCTTCTATAAGTATATGGCTGAAAACGGATATGAAATTAAGGTTCCAAATGTTTACGATGTCGCTACCACTTTTGATTTATCCAGACCACATGCAAAACAATTGGTTAGACAATTTAATGAATCAGCTAGGATTGGTTTCCTACCTGGATTAAGAGACTCTATAAAATATGTTAAAAAATTACATGATGAGGGCTACGTTTTTCATTGTATTACTAGCCTCAGTACTGATTACTACGCCGGTAAATTAAGAGAAGAAAACCTCGAAAGACTCTTTGGAAAAGATGTATTTGAGAAAGTTATTTGTCTTGATTGCGGTGCTGATAAGGACGAAGGATTATTACCCTATAAAGACAGTGGTTGTATATGGGTGGAAGATAAGCCTTTAAACGCTGAATGTGGTCTTAAAATGGGACTTCAATCAATTCTTATTAACCACAAATTCAATGAGGATTATGTCAATCCTGACATTCAAAGAGTCTCAAAGTGGAAAGAGATTTACGAAGAAATCGTTTAAATTCTTATAAATAAAACTATGATTCATTGGACAATATATTAAATGCCTATCTATTCATTTAAAGATACAGAAACCGGCGAAGAGTTTGACAAGATGCTCAAATTAGCCGAAAGAGAATCCTTTCTCGAAGACAATCCAAATCTAAAGCAAATAATAACCGGCTCCGCGCCGTTGATTGATAGCGCGCGGTTAGGAAGGGCAAAGCCCGACCAAGGTTTTCGTGATTTACTTTCGTCAATGAAAAATAATAAATCATACACAGGGAACAAAATAAACGACTGGAAATAACCTTTATCTTCATGCGTTGATTGTTTCGTATATAAGGAGGTCGCATATGCCAAGAAGTCGTATATCACAAAAAGAGAAGAGGAAATCTAGACAGGATAAGAATGGAACTCAAAATTCCAAATTTAGTATGAAACCTATCAAACCGATTACCGATACTCAAAAGGATATGTTCGATAACTATAAGGCAGGGTATAATATCGCCGCGATTGGCACGGCAGGCACAGGTAAGACAATGTGCGCATTATACATGGGTTTAATGGATATTCTTCAAGACGATGAATATGAACAAATGATTATTGTTCGGTCCGCTGTACAAACAAGGGAACAAGGTTTTATGCCTGGTTCACAGGCCCAAAAGGAGGCAGTTTATTCAGTACCTTACGCCGATATTGTTAACAATTTATTTGGTCGTGGAGATGCATGGGAAATCATGAAACAAAAACGACAAATTAAATTTATGACATCATCTTTTGTAAGAGGATTAACTTTTGATAATTCGATTATAATTGTAGATGAATGTCAATCAATGACCTATCACGAGTTAGACAGTATTATTACTCGTGTAGGAGAATCTTCAAAGATTATTTTCTGTGGAGATACAAGACAAGATGACTTGGAAAGTTCTCGTAATAGGAACGATATAAGTGGTTTAAAAACATTTATAAAAGTTCTGAATCGAATTCCTTCATTTAAAACAGTAAGTTTTGGTATCGAGGATATTGTTCGCTCAGGCCTCGTAAAGGAATACATTATCGCGAAGGACAGACAAGAACGAAATAGACCGGTCGTGAGAGATTTATCACACCACCACATTTTGACAGCCACAGCTTAAGGAGACAATTACAAAAGAGGTCAGGTGACTGGCCTCTTTTATTAACAGATAGGATATATTATGATATTTGAACACGCAACGCACGGGATAGATCTTCCCGAAATAACAAGAAAAACAACAGAAGCAGGAAGGAGATATTTTACTCCTACTGGCGAAGCATACCCGTCAGTAACTACTGTATTGGGAATACTCAGTAAAGAATCAATTAAAGCCTGGCGAGACAGAATCGGCCATGCTGAAGCAAATAAAATTTCATCTCAAGCAGCACGCCGAGGTACAGCTGTTCATAAAATTTGTGAAAATTATCTTGATAATAAAGAAGATTATAGAGAAGGTCAGCAACCTTCAAATTTGTTTATGTTTGACGAAATGAGAACCATAATTGATAAGAATATAAATAATATATGGTTCCAGGAGGCTTTCCTCTATTGTGATGAGCTTGAAACAGCTGGACAAGTAGATGTTATAGGTGAATACGAAGGAAAACTTTCGATTATAGATTTTAAAACTTCCAGGAAACCAAAAAAGGTAGAATGGATTACGAATTATTTTATGCAGTGTTCGTTTTATGCCAAAGCCTTCGAGGAAAGAACTGGTGTAAAAGTAGAACAAGGCGTTATTTTAATAGGTGTTGATGGTAGTGAACCACAAGTGTTCAAATTCGATACCTCTGAATATTTAGAACACTTTAAAGCAGTAAGGGAAAAATATAGGGAAATACATGAACAAAAAGCGGTACATAATAATTGATAATAATATGGGCGTATTTTTAGGAACATACGATGGGCATCAGCTAGGAAAAGATGATGACCGAATGTATGCATGTTTTGCTGAGAACAATCCATTTGGATTAACCACAGCATGTTCATTTAAAAGCCAAAGGGCCGCTGAACATTTTATTAAGGATATGTTTCCACATAGAAAACATTTGGAATTGGAATCATTACCGGTTGATACACAGACAGAATTCCCAACCGTGGTCGAAATAATTAAAGCAGGATATAGTGAACACTGCGGAGACATGTTAGATACAATGTTTGCTGAAGGACCACAAACAATTCACTAAAAAGGTTGACTTTTGCAAGTTAACGTGTTAATATACAAACTATGGAAAAATCAAAATTAATCAATGACGCTCTAATGGTAGCTGTAAAGGCCCACGGTGAGCAAAGACGCAAATACACAGGAGAGCCTTATGTATTGCACCCTGTCGGCGTTTCAAAGATTGTCGAAACCGTTTCACATACGCCAGAAATGATTGCAGCTGCCTTACTACACGACGTTGTAGAAGATACAGATGTAACATTTAGAGAGCTCAAAGAACAATTCGGTCCAGTGGTCGCCGAACTAGTCCATTATTGCACAAACGTCTCCGATAAGGTGGACGGAAACCGTGCGTTTCGTAAGAAGATGGATGCAGACCATTTCGCTTTGGGACCAAAAGAGTCTCAAACAATCAAGGTCGCTGATTTAATTCACAACGCTGAATCTATTATCAAGCACGACCAAAAATTCTTCCACAAAGCATTTAAACATGAGAAGAAATATCTCTTAGAAGTGCTCACTCTAGCTGACTCTCAGTTAGTGTCTCAAGCTACTCAGATTCTGGAAGAGAACTGGGTGGAACCCCACAAAAGATGATGAAGAAAATCATTAATGATATCATCGAAGAAATAAAATCTGCCCACTGGTTATGGTGGGTAGGTCTATTTTGCCTCACTTTCCTCATATAAAATAACTTTCGTTATATCAAAAGGTTATATCGTTATAACCAAATAGTCTAAAAGATCCGAAAATAGTTGTTGACTTTAACACGCAAATGGCGTATAATATACATTCAATAATTGAAAAAGGCAACAAACAATGAGACTAGAAACAATCCTTATCGAAGATATCAATACCTTTCAAGGCTCTATGCCCACTGGATTCGACCTTGTCGAATACGAAAAAGGTACTGACCCAATGGACGGATATGTGCTTTATGGTTTTGACGAACTCTATATGATGGTTCCTCCTTCCAAGGCAGCTCATTGTTTCATGCATAACGGAATCTAAGGTGGTTTTAGTGAGGGTACTAGGTTCGGGACACTCATGCAGGGTTATAAATTACCCGGTAATCATCGCCCTAGTATCTTCACTAAAAAAACTTTTAAAAAGATTTCAGTTAGCGTGTTGACATTAACAAGCAATTATGGTATAATGTACTCATATTAAATAGGAAAAGGAAAAAATATGAAAT